GTCGCGGAACCTTCCCCAAATGAAACAGGATAAAATCTACACATATCTAAATAAGTTTTAATTAACTGATCTTTAGTTAACTTATCTTCATCTGCTAATTCACGATACTTTAAAAGATTTTTTGCTAGTTTGTTTGAGTCAATACCATGTGCGTTTTTCTTTATTAAATCATAAACAGCTTTTTTAATAATAGATGGTGTGTGACCTCTAGCGGTAATTATTGAGAAAATTGACCCTTTATTTATTGCTTCCACAAAATCAGACCACGCTGGACCTATTTTAGCTGTCTTTGAGTCTTTTAAGAATTTTTTATCACCTGTAACTCTAAAATCTCTAAAAGGATCTTTATCAAAATCTACAATAGTATGTCCCTCATATTCAAAATCATCTTTTCCAATTTGTGTTCTATATTCAGCAAAATCTTCCGTTGACATCCCAACACTTTTACCTTCTTTGTCTTTTAAATAAATTTTTGTTGGCATAAACATTAAGTTATCATCCCAATCAAAAGCATAGTACTTCATAATTGGTGTTCGACTATCGTCTATAATTTCACTAATGATTTGTCTAGTAATTACTTTATGGTTCATATTAATAAATATATCATAAAATAAAAATGGGGGTAAAACCCCCATTTTGTGATAACTTATCTTTATCTATTAAACATCTTCAAATGATGCTCCAGTTGGAGTTATGTAGAATGTTATATCGATAAATTCAAGAGCCCTTGTTGGTTTAATATAGATTTTACCAGTTAATTGGTTTCTATCTAAGTCTGCAGTGTCACTTGAAACAGTAACTCTAAAGTCAAATAAACCTCTATCTCTTCTTATTGAATCTAAGATTGGATTAACCGCGTTTAAGAAATCTTGTCTTACTTGTTCGTCATTTTGATCAAATAGTAATCTAACAGATACTGCTGAAATCAATTTACGAGCTTGTAGTAACAATCTTCTAACGTTTATTCTATCAAGTGCTGATTGTCTAGTTTGGAGTGTCTTGTTACCCCATATAACTGTACCTACGTCAGCAAATGTTGCAATTGGGTTAATTCTACCTGCGTATAGCGTGTCTCTATCTTCTTGTGTTAACTTTTTACGAGCTTTTACTGAGTTAACAATACCTCTAGTATAACCAGCCGCTGCGAACCAAGGGAATGCAATATTATCCGTTAAAGCTAAATTTCTAGTTACTTCAGCTGTTGCTGGAATATAAATCTGTGTGTTATTAACACTATCTCTAGTTAACACCCAAGGATAGTATGTTGCTGTATAATTCGAGTCAATTCCTGTCTGCTCTAAGTTATCAACAGCTTCTTGTGGGTATATTAAACCATCTTGTTCTGTTGTTGTTGGTAGGAATAAATTGTAATCTGGTGTTGTTGTAACATATAGTGAATCCGCTCTATCGTTTTCTACCATATCAATGGTTGCTTCAATTAGATTACTATTATTAACATAGTCAATACCAGGTGTTACAAAAACATTAACGTTTACCGCTTCTGGATTGTCAAAAGTTTTAATACCAAGTAGATATGCGTAATAATCAGTATTAGCATAATCCTCAGTACCATCACCAACTGCGATTTGTTTAAATGCTCCCCAACCTTTTGCTAGTGGATATCTACTTGATACACAAGCTCCATTTAAGAATCCTTGTCTACCAAGAACGAATCTATCACTATTTGTTCTATACTCTCTATAGATGTCCCATCCATCAAATCCACCATTAACAAGTAAAGTGAACTTTCTAGAGAATAATCTATAATATGGACTAGTAGGATCAGTTGGTTCAGATGAGAATGGTGCGTCACCCGCATAATATTTAGGTTGTCCTGTACTTGTATAACCACCATTTATTGTAATTCCACTAGCGTTTTCATCCATATGGAAACCTCTAGTTTTAAATGACCAGTTACTACCTTCTAAGTCACAAGAGCTTATTGGGTTTCTTTTTCCTTTGTAATCTAAGAAACTACCATCAAATCCAACACTATTTGAGAATCCTAAGTATGTTCTTCTAACATTATCTCCTGAACTAAGTATTGCATCGTCAGCCCCACTACTTAATCCAAATGGTGGGTTATAAATAACTTCACCTGGGAAATCGTATTTTGTTTTGAATATTGGGAATGGTGACTTTACACCTGCATATTCTCTAAACACATATCCATCAAAACCACAAGGTAATGCATCAACTGGTGCATCCTCATTCATTTCTACCATAATATATTTAGAGTTTAATTCATACTCTCCATCCATCGTACCAATTTTCTTAGCAATAAAATTGTTTTCTGATGGGTTCATAGAACAGTTTGTGAATTTCTCAATTACAACTGGATTTGAGTCTACATCGAAGAAGTCTCTAACTAATACATCAAAAGTTCCATTATTAAATGACATATTAGCAATTGAAATCTTAACTTCTGAGTTTGCGTTATTACCATCTGATATTGTATAGAATCTAAATAGGTTAAATGTTTTACTACCTCTTACTTCAGATACAACCCATGGTGAACTTGGTGACTGATATCTGTCTAAGTACCAACCAATTGAATTTGGGTCTTCGCTTTGTGCGGACTCTAATGATGTTAGTTGAGCACTTAATCCTCTAATAAATCCTTTTCTCCAACCATAGTTTAATAGTGATTGGAATCTTTCTTCTAAGAATAATGGGGTTGTTGACCTTGGTTTACCAAAGTTACTTCCACCAAATACTTTTGCAATATACTCTGAGTCTGATTGAGTAAATGAAGTTTCAAAAGAGAAATTAGTACCACTATCATTTGTTACATTAACAACAAATGGTGAATATGGGTTTTTAAGTACATCAGAATATTGTCCTGTCATATCTAATGTTACATTATTTATATTAGATACTTCAAATACTGGATTGTTTTCATCACTATATGTTGCGATACCTCTAGATCTTAATGTTGCGACAACAACATCATCATAATCTGTGAAAGAAACTCCAGAATAATAATATAGTTTACCAACTACACTACCTGAGTAACAATCAATGTTTACAGGTACAGTTGTAGTAGTAGTAGTTGTTGGTTCTGGTGTAACACAAGGATCTGTCGTTGTAGTAGTTGTTGTTGGTGCTGTAGTAGTTGTTGTTACAGAAGGAACAATCAACGTTAAATCATCAACATAACTAAAGAACGAATATCCAGAATATTGTCCACTACCAGTATTTTCAAATAAAGCATAATACCAAGAATCGTTAAATGGTGATGTGTAATCTGTGTTATCACTAGATACTGATGGTACATTAAATACATTAGTCTCACCTGTGAATATTGGTGAGAGTGTGTCATAATCATCACCTAGGATAGTACCAAAGTAATTTATATTTGTTGTTTGTTCTACTAGTGGGTTGTCACTTGTTATAACATTAAAAATTTGATTTTTAATATCATCATCTAAAGTAGAAACCCCACCATTAAATTGTTCATATTCTGTTGTTAAAATATCTTCAATTTCACTTGGGAAATCATTCTGATATGTTATTGTTGTTTCTGAATTTGTACATCCTGTAAAGTTAACAGTGAATGTTAATGTTTGTGGTACTAAACAAACAAACTCACAATCAACAGTCTCTCCACTTAAACATTGGAAGTCTACTGTTGACCCATTTACGTTTGCTTTAGTTACTATTGACCAAGATGGTCCTGCGTCATATCCTGATAAACCTAAAACTCTAGTTACAAAAAGTTGATTTGATTGCTGTAAATAAGATTTAGCAATATATGCCGACTCATATTTTGGTATTTGTGTGTTTACAAATTTTTCTGGTGACGTTCCACCAAAGTAGGTTTGGAATTCATCAAAACTCTTAACGAAGATAGGTTCAAAAGCGGGGCCTTTTATTGTTTCCCCAACAACACCTAAAGTTGTGACTCCAACACTCTGTGCTACAAAACTAAGATCTACTTCAGAAGTATAAACACCAGGTGATACGAATACATTATTGTTGCTTGCCATAAATTTTTATATTTTATATTTTTATTTTTAATATAAATATTCCCAGTTTTATCAAAAACTTTACTTATTATAAACTATTTATATTTTCGTGAGATTTTTTTCTACCTTTTTTCTACCTATGGCAAATAAAGAGATTAAAAA